TCCTACCATTTCGTCTCAAGGTCTTTATTATATCGAAGTATTCAGACCCTGTTCTAGGATCTGCTTTCATGAAATTAATTACGGGTTCGCCAGTACTTGTATCTACATACACAAAGCCGTTTTGAGGCTCATAGCCTCTATTCAGCATAACGGGTACTGTTCTTTGACTCAAAGGGACGGAGTCTATTATGTCAGAAAGCGTATTGAAGCTTAACGATGAAGGCAGGGGATCTGTAGCTCTAGCCGCTATATTAATGGCGTTCTTTTTGAACTCATCATTTTCCATCGATGCTTGAAAAGCATCTTTCACTCCTGGATCTTCAAAAGAAGTTGCTTTGGTCAGCTTACCGTCTTTTACTTTGTAAGCCTGTAAATTACTTGAATCGATAATAACTTCCCCGTCTTTAGTATCTTTAACCGTAATAGTTGAATTAGGATCTTTTTTAGCGTTTGCAATTACTTTATCTATTACTTCTTTATCTAGAACTCCTTTTTCAGATAAATCTACTAAGTTAGAAAAAGGTAACTTATCCAATTCAGGATAATCGAGTAGGTATCTAGACGTTCTTTTATTAATTTTGACGTTCGGAAAATCGTCTTCAGCTTGATATAGCCCCATCTTAACATCATCACCTACCGTCAGCTTTACAATAGTATCTCCGTTATCGGCCATGTATACCTTTTCATCAGGTTTTAATTTCCACTTATTTTGCCGTACTAGGAGTTTTTTAACATCAAAAGGTATTTCACTTGAGCCTAACTTTTCTGTATCAATACCATCGCCTAGATTTGCGACGATAGATTTTCTAGCTGAATCAGGGAAGATATCTAGGTTTTGAAGGAGGAGCTGTTTATCGACTATGCCTGGAGTTTCAGCAACAAACTTTAAAATATCTGGGAAGTTCTTTAGATAAGTATTTACAAACTTTTCATTTGTAATATCTTGAAAAAACTCATCTCTTTCTTTTCTTACAACTAAGTATTGTTCTTTTACCGCAAAAGGAAGTTTAGTCCATTCCTTATATGTCAAAGGATTGTTTCGATATTCGTGAGAAACTTTCTCTGCAGTTGATAGAGGGATATACTTTAGAATAGATTGTAGATTCGGAATATCTTTTAACCACGGTACTTCAGATTTCAACTTCTCAAGACTCATAGACTCAGACTCGTGGGGGGAGTTCTTTCTATTAGTATAGACGTATCTATTGCTTTCACTGGTTTGTTTAGGATCTTTAACTTGAATTGCAACAAAGCTCAGTTTATCGCTGTCGGAAAGATTTTTGTTTTTTGCTAAATAAAAAGTAGGGTAGCTTCTACCTGAACTATAACGGTAGTTTGGGAATGAGGATCTTGTTATACACCATTGTTCGCCTCTACCAAATTTAATACAATTACCTTCTGTACTCCCGTTGTATATGACAATCGAATCATCGTCATTATGATATACTACATCAGGTGTTATTTCGATTTTTTCTTCATCGCTAATCTTCTTTCCTGCAGCTCCTTTAGTTGCAAATCTCATGAGCTCAGGTAGCTTCCATTTAGTCAAATCTCTCTTATCACTTGGAAGCCCTTCTTTAGTTCTATCAAATATTTTAATGAGAGTTCTTATCTCTTTTTCATCAATATTGATATTAAGATCGTCAGCTTGCTCTTTGAATCTGTCTAGGAATCCTTTAATAGCGCTCTCGCTGTATGCTTCCACAAGCCTTCTTGATCTACCACAGGAAGAACATTCGGTACTGCTATCTAGTATGTCTTTTAGTCTATACATTTTACCATGCTCTGCAGGACCAGTAGCGGGCTTTCCACCTAGGTCCAGGGTTACTACATTTATGTCTTGCCCTGAAGCTTTTTCTGCGCTTAGGATTAGACTTTTTTATTTTCATGTTAGGGTCGCCGAAGTTAACCTTAACGACATTCCCTTTTGCATTCTTAACATACACCGATCTCTTCTTAGGGCCTCCAGGTGTAAGAAAAGGTTTACCGAGGCTCACTTTACGGCCTCTATATTCTGCTTCTTCAAGCTTATGCTCGTATTCGAGAAGATATTCAGCAAGACATGCCTCGCAGAATTGATCAGTTTCATCAACGGATTTTGACTTTTTAAAGTCTTCAAGTTCGGCTTGTAACTCATACCATTCCTGTCCTGAAGCATCTTGAATATATTCTTGCAAGTCTTCGAAAGAACTAAAACCTAAATCATCTATAGCTTCTGGATTCTCATGAACAAACTGTAAAAACTCAGGTACTCCTGTTGATGTAAGACTCAGCTCCTGTAAACCCTCTTCGTGATCGGCTCTCACTTGATGAAATTCGTCAGGACCATCATCAATCATCGTATGCATTTCATTAGTTCTACGCTTACAGTGATGTTTGCCTGATAGAAAAGGTTTAGGGCAACTAGTCCCCTTCACGTGGACGTGTCCACATCTGCCGCAGCAAGTACCTTTCTTTTCATCTAATGACATATCTAATTCTTTAACAGGTTTTCCGAAATAGGCTTTTGTTAATATGTTTTGAAAACGGCGAATATTTTGAAGCTTACCTCCTTTCAAAAAAGGTTTATCATATTTTACATCGATCCAATCTACTACTCCTGATGAACCTCCTTGTCCGGCTCCAGCAGCACCTGTAATTTTTCCGGGGCCGAACATATCATGCTGAAAGGTTGCACCGACTCTGTAATCAGATCTTATTTTATAAGGAATACTCTCTTCTGAAGCTTTAATTATTGCTGGTTTCTTTTCTTTTTCAATCACCTCATTACCCTCAATATCGACAGTAAAGGGAGCGTATGCAGGAGTAAAGACAGCAGGAGGTCTTACTGTTAGATCTTCTGGTCTTTCTCTTTTGAGATGGTCCTCTATTGTAGATTTAATTTCGTCGTCAGTTATTTTCGAAGTAGGGTACAAAGTTAACACTTTATTGTTGGCTGCAATCACTAAATAAATTGTGCCTACACCATCCCCACTAATCATTTTTATATCTAGTCGATTATCTCCTACAGCTAACCTAGGGATAAAAACTCTTACGCCTAGATTGACGTTATTTGAACGTCCAATATCACTTACTTCAAGCCTAGTTAGACGCTGATCTAACTGTTCTTGTAATACTGAAATTAATTTTTTGTTAACTTGATCTTTGTCTCTACCCTCGTATACAGAGTTAGGAAGTTCGATAGAAAAGATCGTTCCTCTTTCTTCTTTTCTTTCTAAATAATGACCAGTTCTTATAGCTTCCCATAGCTGCATCCTAATGCAAGAATTTAAGCTTGTATTTAGTAGATTGAATCAATGCTACGACTTCATCGTATTGGTTAATCAAGAATCCGTCTTGAGGAAGAGAGGGGACAATCACTTCTACAAACTTACAGAGCCCTTCAAAATAAATAATTGGGTTTTCGTCTTCTTTGATAGTACCTGCCATTTTATATCCACGTAAAATACCGTACTTGCCTTGGTATGTCTCTACTAGACCGTCGACAAGACCAATGATACCCTCGTAATACTCTTGTAGGGCTTTATGCTGAGCAAATGAATTTGTCTGTAGGTGGTAGATGTGGGCTTGATTACGGCTCTGCATCAACGTTCCAATAAAGGTTCCAAACTGTTCCATTATTTTTCTTCGATTTCAGGTAATTGTTTCTTAGCAGATTTAACCATCTTATGAGATTCGCGTAAGTTTCTAATCATACCCATTTTTCTTTCGGCTAGTTCGTGATGCTTTTCTGACATCTCAGGGATATCGGTAGCATCTTTCATGTGGGCATTGATCTCTTTCTGAAGTCTTGCAATATGCTTATCGATCTTCTCAAGAACAGTGTCTTTTTTCTTTTCGACTTCACTGAGATGCTTACGAAGCTCCATGCAGGCTGCTTCAGCAACTAGATTGGCTTCGTCTTTTTCTGTATATACCCCATGCACGCTTTGAGGATCAAACTGACCCATACCGAAAGCGTGGGTTTGATGCACTATATCCTTGGGCATGGACTCGGGTCCAGGTTTCAATACTACAAATACTTTACCGATTCTGTCTTCGCATCCGGGATGATCCCAATTGTCTTGCATCATTCCTTCTTGAGATACGTGTTGTGGTAGCTTTTTGATATTAGGAGTTTCATGTGCCCATGCACTAGCTTTTTTTTGCATTTCACGTCCAAGGTGACCTCCAAAAGCTGCTCCCATTTGGGCTTGTGATCTAAATGGCATTTTCGTCTAGATTTTTTCCATTATAAATATCTCGTTTTCTTAGTTCAACCAGTTCGGCCTTAACCTGTTTGTATATAGCTTTTTTGTCGCCTCCTCCCCATTTTTCTACCTCACCTTGTTCGGAAACAAACGAATCTTGCTCATCAACCCACTGTTCTAGAGCTGCTTCCAGGTCGTCTAGTTCAGCATTCTTGTTTCGATTCATGATATTGGAGCAGTATTCATCCCACTTTCCTAGTCTTTTGATTTCAGACTCCATTTTGATTACACAGTCAAAGCATTTTTTATGAATACCCCACATTTTTTTATTGTAATCGTTGATTTTCATTACGTTATTACATGCCGGACAGCATAAAGGCATCAAAACCAGATCTTTGATTTTATCGAGCTTGGTTACGGTCATTTTTATACCGTTTTTGATAGTCCAAGTCTTGTTATTTTCTTCCCAAACGTCGCCTTCCTTATGATCTTGATTATTTTTCTCCCATCCGGTTTGGATTTGAGTTCGATCTCCGGTTTTTCCGGTTATGATATTTCGCATCCTCTGAACATCACGAGGATTGAACTCTTTTTTCAGTGTATTTTCCATAACAGTTTTAATATTTTTATTCAGAATCTAGTCCGTATACTCCAAGATTTAATTTACCGTACTCTCTCATTATGATTCCGGCAATGGAATTTGCATCATTTTCTATTTCTGTACCTGTTTCTCCGGCTGTATCGTAAATTAATCCTAATTCTTGTTGACGGTGGTGAACGAGTTCGTGGGCAAGGCTTCTACATACGTCGGCTAAATTCCTTCCTCTAGCAAAGACACGAATTGTCATTCCGCCTGGATTATATTCACCAAATGATCTGAAGTTCTCAACAAAGCTTTTATCTGTAATCAAAGATATTTTAGGTAGAGATTGAATCTCTAACTCTTTTTTACAAAAGCCGACGAAGTGTTTTATAGTATCAAGACTCTTCTGGTTCACTTTGGCTTATTTTTGGTGCTAACATCTTAAAAATCTTGGGTGCAACACCTCTATTGAACGCAGCTTCAGGTACTGTTTCCTTGAAACTCTCGTAATCTCCTGCTTGAAGTAACGTTCTTATGTGGGGTGCTGAAGCATCTCCTTGCCTCTCTTGTACTTTTATAGTCTTTACTTTGTCGCCAAACCGTTGTTGCAACGAATTACCGTACTCTGCATCGTCGCTTTCATCGTCTCCTACTGCGATATACACCGGGTCTGCTTCGGGATTTTTGTTTAAAAAGTCCATTATCGTAACAATAGGGGATTGCTGAGTAGAGATTCTGACAGTAATCTTAGGGTTAGGCTGAGATTGAAGATACATGTTCCAGATCATAAGCGAGTCTTCGGGAGTTATTCCGTCCACTGTTTTCTTACTTATGATAATATATACCTTAGTAATATACGGTTTTGCAGCTAGAGCCTTAGCAGCTTCGTAATGTCCTTTATGGGGAGGTTTGAATCTTCCGGGGTAAAAGCAAGGACCAGATTCATTTAGAACGGCTTCAGCTATCGTTTTTCCTAGTAGTTCAGCATTGATCATACTAGTAATAAATATCTATCCCAGAAGCAATTTAGGTTTTGCCTGTTTGATCTCTTTTTCGAGACCTTTCATATACTCGACAGCTAGCTCAATTCTCTCATTAATTAGCTTTACTTCTCCCTTGTCTAATACTAGTCTATATATAAACATCCTGTAGTCGGAAGATACGCGAGGATCAAAGCTAATAAAGTCACACCACGTAGCATCGGCACATATCATGTTTGATATACACTGGTAGTAATAATTCGGAGCTACTTTTTTGAACTTTGCAGGACTATCTATCATCCCGTGTTTGAAATGATTGGCTGACTTGAAAGGACATTTTACCTCAATAACTCCCTTAGGTTTGACTATTCCGTCTGGAGAGCCTCCGTAGTATTCGCTTGCGGCTATAAAAGAAGCCTTTTCTACTTTCGTACCAGTAACCTGTTCGTAGTGTTCGATAGCTACAGGCTCGAGTTCGGTACCCCATTCGAGGGCTTGACCGTGGGCCGGTTCAGTAACTCCGCCAAAATGTTCACATACTTTTTCAAGTAGGTAGGTTTTAGCAGTCTCGGTTAGGCCTTTCTCGCCCATTATTTTATGAATTTCTGAGCTTGTAATCTTACCTCTCCGTAACTGAAACCATTCTTCAGATCTTTGTTCAATTAGCATAGTTGCATTTTTTTAAGTAACAGTTCACCAAAGGTAAGCTGTTTGGCTGTATGTAAATATTTTGTCATTTCTTCAAAACCTAATTCAGACGGATCCTTTCCTCCTAGTTCTATAAGGTAAACGTCTTTACCTAAGTTGATTAACTCGAGAGCATAATTAAACGACTCTCTCAAAGCATCGTTATCAAGGGCAAGGTACACGGTTTTAACGTTATTCTCTACGAGTTTAAGCATTAATGCACGCGGAATAGTTTTACCGAATAGCGGTATGGCGTTTCTCTTCAAAGCGATTGCGTCAAATATACCCTCGCACAGGATTACAGGTACATTCCAGTTGATAAAGTATTCTAACCCTATGAGTTCGTTTTTATTGCAGGAAGGGGCATTGTACTTCCGTGCTGGATCTCTTTCAAATGACCTGGATATAAAGTAATTTATGCGGCCGGTCTTGTTATAAGAGGGTATAATGATAGACCTAGCATACTTACCTTTCTCACAATAACCTATATTGTATTTTAAAACATCTTCCTCAGTTATACCTCTATTTTTTACATAAGCTTTAGCTTGACGGTAAGTTAAATTACTGCTAGCTTTGGATAGAGGTATAAATTCCTTCGGTAACTGAACTGTAGCATACTTTTTATCCTCTACCTCAACCTTACCGTCCGGGAAGTAGCTTCTCATTTCAGTAATCTGGGCCGGACTTGCATGTAGTTTTCTTAGTAGCGACACCAAGCTACGTCCTTTTGTAGCAGGTTCACAAGTCCAACAATGAAAGAACCCGCTCTTGGGATCTATTTCAAGCTTTGGCTTATGGTGCTTACAAAAAGGGCAATGGAAGGCGTGATTACCTTTCGTTGAAGGCTTAGATTTACCTAAAATACTATGTAAAAGTCCAAGGACCAGGCGGGATTGCTCCATGTAGAATAAGTCTCTTATTATAATATAAGAATTTATTCTGAGATTATCAAATCCTTTCTAAAAAACTTGGCAAGTACGTTGTCGTTGTACGACTTATCAGTAAGGAGTACTTCGTTTACGCATTGAAAATGAACTTCCCAATAGGTTAATTGCTTTTTATTATAGCAAAATTTGAGAATTTCTTTACGAAAATGTTTTGTTCCGCTATCTTTAATCTCTTGTAACAGTACCTTATTGGATCCCCAATAATTTTCCCAATCAGACTCTTTAGTTACAAGTTTTTTTGTAGGTTTTTTACCGGGTCCGGTATGTTCGGCAAGTTCTTTTTTAGTTAGCTTTTTCTTGGTATTAGAAAAAAGAGATTTTCTTCCGATATAAAATTTTCCTGTCTTAAGATTGATAATTTTATAGATAAAGCCAATACACCCTTTAGGAAATTTGTCTACAGAATCAAATTCTGTTACGTTTCCGTCTTTATACACAAACCATTTTTCAGTCATAATTCTTTTTTAACTATCCCACTTGACGATAAAAGTTATATCCGTGTTAGCTGGTATAGGGTAAGGGGTTGCTAGCTTTCCTACTACAAGTAGTTGATTGTTTTCATTGTAGAGGCCAATAGTTGTTGCATACGGCCTGAAATCTGATCCGGTCATAAAATCGTAAATTGTTCCGTCTATAACCTGTCCAAAAGATGAGCTAATCGGTGTACCTGATCCGCTTACTGGACCAAAAAACGGAACTGCGGCCGAGCCTGTGACTAATTGCTTCCTGACGAAAACGGTTGGATTTTGTGAGTAGTTAAAATCGTTTTCAGATACTCTACACTTGACTTCGTTCTGAAAGATTGTAGTTTCGGCTGTTAAAAGTAATGTATACGACATTTAAACATTTATTAGGTAGTAAACGCTACTTTACTCCATCCTACAGATGAACCTGAGAATGTATAAAACCATAGTGTTGATTGAGATACTGCTAAGTCGCCGGGTGCTCCCGATGGGAGGGGGTGTAGATCTGCAAAGCTAGCTACTTGAGCGATTCCTACCGTACCGCTTACGTGTAGAGTGTACAAAGGATTGCTTTCGAGAATACCTACTTTACCGTTGGTTACCGGTGCTGCTATAGGCGTGTTACCGTCATCAAAATGAGATCCAGAAGCCCAAATAATACCTCCTATGTTTACGTAATTCTCCGTTCCGGTAGGTAAGGATATGTTAGTACCAATTACAATATTGTTTTTTCCCGGTCCGGCTGCTGCGCCGCCGCCTACTTTTTGCCCCACTCTATAACCTATGAAAGTCGAATAAGATGCACTTAGAGAGTTTATTCCGGAGTACTCGCCAATAAATACTGATCTGCTTGCAAACTTTGCTGCGTTACCTGCATATGGCCCGATGAAGGTTGCAGCAGAAGCGCTTACTGCTAACTGGCCTGCTAAGTATCCTAGGAAGTTAGAGGTTGAGGCATTATTTGCATCTAATCCTGCGTTCCAGCCTATAAAATTAGAGTAGCTAGAACTAGTAGCTCCGTCTCCTGCTCCGCTTCCGAGAAAGACTGAGTTTTCGGCTTTTGCGGCGTTTCTGCCTGCATTACTTCCTAGAAATATTCCGTCTGTTGGACTAAAGTTTGTTGTCGATGGATTAGTAGAAAATAGGCTTGATCCTGATAATGATATAGGATGTGATGCAGTTAGTGCGTTAGATGCCGATAGTGCGTATGAGCTACTAACTGCATAAGAAGAAGATACACTGTATGAGCTACTTAAAGCATATGAAGAGCTAAAAGCATATGATGAACTAACTACATAAGAAGAAGAGAGAGCATATGAGCTACTCAATGCGTAAGATGCAGATACTCCCGTTAAGGAATGGGATGCCGTAATCGCATTTGATGCCCAACTTGAAGTACCGAGAAAGGAACCTGTATTAATATTGATACTGAAGGTGGAATTATCTCCCTTAGTAAACGTAATTAAGCTGTTCGCGACAGAGGCTGTAGTTAGGAGAGAGGATGTATCTGTTGTTCCGCCTCCTCCACCGCCTCCAAATGCAGAGGATGCTGTATAAAATAGCTGTCCGGTTGAAATATTTACAGTTACTACGTTGCTTTGATTGGCTGTAGTGAGGGTAGGGATACTTAATGAACCCGATAGTCTTACGGCTCCAGATACTTCAACTATACTTGCAGAAAGATTTGCAGCAAGCCAGGCGAAGTTTCCGTCTCCTTCCTCAAAAGTTAGAGGTGCGTTTTTTATAATTGTTGCTCCTGTATTTGGAAGCGAGGAGGAACGAAATATTATTCCCATTATCTAATTACTTTATAAATAAATATCTAGGATTAAATTTACGGGAAGAATGCTTGATAGGTTGGCGCCGTTATAATAGCCATTCCTTGAGGATATATTAAATTTCCGACACGAATTGGAACATTTGCACCTGATACAAAGTAGTTGGTAGCGTTGAAATATCCATTCAGGATATATAAACCGCTGTTTGCGTTTCCAATATCGATCAAGTTTCCGTTGCCATCATCTACAATACAGTAGAAGGAGGAAGTTAATATAAAGCTCTGCCTTGAAATCTGCTGACCATAAACCCCTCTAGGTATCGAAATTACAGTTACTTCTGCGCCTGATTGCGTTGGAAAATATCTTACGTCTGCGTCAAAGGTTCCGGATGCGGCGGTAGATTGAGGTGAGTTAAAAGCGCTAGAGGCTGATATGGGGAAAGAACCGGTTAGGTAGTTGGAATAATAGAGGTGTCGGATTGAATAGTAATTGATAGTCGTCTGCGCTATCGATCCTGTTATAGTTACAGCACCGTTTACTCCTTTCACAACCGTTATACCGTGTAGTCCAAACGAGCTAGAGTCGAAGGATGAACTGTATTTTAGCTTGATAGGAGTAGTAATGACATCTGAAGTCCTTAGACTGTTTGCTGATCTACTCATCTTACTTTATTACCAATCTAGCTTAACTCTTATCAAAGCTTCTTTTGTGAAGTCTTTAATCAATGGTACAGACATCTTAGCTACAGCTAACAACTCGCTATTATCATTGTAAAGGCCAATAGTAGTAATGTAAGTTTGTGGATTATAAATCATCGTTGGCCACAATACTGCACCCGATCCTGACGCAAATGTCGGATTTGATGAGTAGTTGTACTCAGCGTTCCCGATTCTCACAAAAACATAATCAGATGAGATAGTTTCTTCTGAGTTTAGCTGAAAATTAGCGCTGCGAGAAATCGCCTGATATAGTAGTGTGTTGTTAGTTGAAGTATATGATGCGCTCGCATTTACAGACACTACTCCGTAATTAGCTCTATCAATCTCATAGTTTATACCGCCAGATACTGGAGGTAGTCCAAGGGCGCTAGGATTCAAAATAATTGTCCCTATATCGGGTAAAAAGAATCCGTAAGATCCTGATACGGTATAGCCGGGTGCTATTGCTCCGGATACGGAAAAATTAACTGCGCTACCAAACGATCCTGATACGAGATTAAATACTCTGCCGCAATCTAAGTAAGTTACAGTCGTTACGTTATTGCTGTTGTCACAGAGTGTTACTTGACCTCCAGAACCGGATATGTTAATATTAAAAGTACCGGGGAAAAGTGTTTGCTTATACCTATTTCTATCGACGTTGATTGCGAGAATATCTGGTGCATTAGTTGCTCTACCGCCGAAATTAAAACCTTGTGTTGAGCTAGTTAAAGCTGCTCCATAAACTAGAGTCTCGTACTGACGATAGGTGGTTAGGGAGGGAGATACTCCTGGTACGAGGTTGTTGTACCATTTTGACCCTGATCCGTTAATGTTGCCGTAAGCAATAGAAAATTGAACGGCGGCGCCATTAGCAGAGCTTGCAGTCTGGAATACGTTTAGGTAAAATGCGCCTGCATTGATTGCGGTAGATACTGTAGATGAGGCGGTAAAAAAGGTTGCAAGCGTAGGCTGATTACTACTCCAAGCCGGAGCTGTAATCGAGTCAGAGCTAATTACAAAATCTGTTGGAGCTAATCTTGTGAATGACATATTCTATTATTGATTTACTTTGGTAATTTGAACTGGGATAAATAATCTAGCGCCGGAATCGCGTCCTGTTACTGTTAGTGTAGTATACAATATAGTATTGTTACCGAACAACGTGTTTACAGTAGTAGCTGTTATGTTGATAGTAGTACCAATAACAGTCTTAGATACATTAGTTCCGACAGTCTGTACGCCTGTAGTGTTGAGCGCTGTTGCTTGAGCGGTATTGATGCCTACACCGTTAAACGCTGCGGTAGTTCTTACGTCACCGATCTCTGCAAGATATCCTGACTGCTCAAAAGTTGAAGTAGCTCCAAGATAGTTGAGGGTTTGAGGTGTAATAGAAAGACTTGCTCCTTGCTTCAATACGATAGTACTGTATCCAATACTGATTACAGGAAGTTTAGCTGTTCCGCGGGGTAACGTAATGAGCTTATACTTCATAATCTCTTGAGATTCAGGAAATGCCTGGATGATTGGCATGTTTTCAATAGCCTCTCCGTAAAAAGCTGATCCTGAAGGATGGTTTGGATTGTAGAGGGTGTAGTCTACTTCATCATCTGAAAGCGAAAACTGTGTAATCTGAAAAGAACCGTTGTTTTGCGCAAGCAGTTGCCTGCCGGTATCAGTTAAAATAGCGTCTATTACAACGGACGTGTTACTTAAATATGCCATGTTTTACGTGTTTTTCTCTTTATAAATAGTGTATTTACTTAAATTCTATATACCTCCCGGCAAAGGCGATTGGCCGTTAAGTAGCTGAGATTGAACTGCAGCTTGTAGTGTGTTAATGTTCTGTGTAACCTTTGAGCTGATAGTGTCTGGAATCAAGAATCCGTACGATGTTGCTCCTGGAGCTTTATTAAAGGTTAAAAGTATGTTCTGTTCGTCTTGATATTTTCTCAGCAGTAGAAACTTATATACTAAATTTGGATTTGACATCCAGTTATCCAAAACTTGTGGTGTTACTTCTATATTTAGTCTTCCGCTTTGAAGAGATGCAGTTACGACTGTCAGCTCTTGAGTAATTCCGCTAGAATCGCTCATAACAATTGCGTCTCCAAACTGTGGATTGAATGGATAATTTGCGTCTCCATAGCTATCGTAAAGGCTACTAGATATAGTCTGTGTTCCGGAGATAAAATAGGGTACGAACTGATAGTTTAAGAATGAAGATACTTGTGCATTTAACGATATTATACTACTTTGATCTGTTACGTCTGTGATTGTTGTAATAGGGGTACCTGATCCTGTTATAATTGCGTAAGGATATCCTCCTGTACCTACTGCTGCTGGCTGCGTTACTAAATAAGTATTAGAAGCTCCTTGAACTATTGATGCGGTAAAATTTCCCGTTGAAACATATGCTTGAGTTAGTCGAAATTCTACTTTATCGTTAGGGATCAAGTTTACTGGCGGAGTAGTATAGCTCAATGATAGAAGAGAGCCGGATATGTTAACGGGAATCCCGGTACCGCCTCCGGATGTAATATTACTTAGTATAGTTGCATTTGAAGGTGCTAATAAGTCGATATAAACTACTGAACCGGTTATGTCGCCGGTACCTGATATAGCGAATGAATCTACTGTGCTAGGTCCTCCTAGCCCTAATGTGTAGCCGAAGGCTCCGATGTCTAAAGTTCCGTTTATCGTCCCTGCAGGCGATCCGTCAATGATAACGTTAAAAGGTCCTGTTATAGTCTGGGTACTGCCTGCGACGGGGCCATACTGGTAGTAGATATTGCTTATAGGATTCTGAATGTTCAAGGATCCTGTAGCGGTTCCCCCGGCTGAATATTGCGATGTAAAGTTAAGGTTTTGAGCAGCCCCTAGCAGTTCTGTTGAGTTTCTATACGCAGCCCATGTGTACTGTATAGAATTACCTCCTGATGTTTGTGGGTCCGGGAACTCTACGTTAATTCCAAGGTTAATAGTAAAGGTTCTCTGCCCGGCTATAGATGCTGTATAATTTGGCCAGATAGCTAGCGAAGTTGAGCCGGTAGCGAAATCGGTACTTGCAGGACTTTCAGCGTTAAGGTAATTGTAGATATTACCTGCTCGTACAGAGGGACTAGTTAATGTTACTGGGAATTGGGGAGAGACTAGCCCGCTACCGCTTATAAAGCTATTGTTGATAGAACCGGAAGCGTAGCCTCTAAAGCTGCCTCCGGTATCAAATCCTAGGTACTGGAAATAAAGTCTCTGATCTGATCCTGTTGCA